GTGCCGTTGGTGTTGGTAGCGATGCGGCGCATCGTGGTGGTCGAGGCCAGCGCCTGCCCCAGTGCAGTCGGCTCACGCCGCCCGCTCGTCGCTACTGCACCCTGCTGCTTGAAGATGGTTAGGTTGCTCATTATTGCCCTCACTTGTTCGTCGGTTTGCGTACTGTGACCGTGTATTTACGGTCGCACTGGAGACCCGCTGGGAACGCTTCGGGGTGTTCCTCCAGAAACTGCTTCATATTCCCGTTGTGAATGCGCTGCTCCAAAAGGAAGGGCGCACCATTCTCTTTGATGAACCGGTACAGGGTGTCCCAGTCCGTCGTCCAGTACCGCTGCGCAACACGGCGCGTAATTGTCCCCTGCGGTGTCTTTATGCTGTCGGCATTCTGCCGGTTACAGGCTTCAAGCAGGGCGTTAGCCACTGCATCGAGTTGCTCTTTCAGCCCGCCGATCTCCGCCTTGAACGCGTCTTCACGGATTTCCACGGCTTCGCGGATTTTCCGGTAGACGCGCACAAGTTCGTCGACGGGTAGTTCAACAGGTGCTGTCGTCATCGTTTGCTCCTTTCGGTCCCGCACCATAACCTTACATTTGACAGTGTCAAGCGGCTTGGGAGGCAATTTGTCGGTAAAGGTCGATGATTTTTTCGTGATTGGTGATGTTCGATTGGAGCATGTGGTAGAGTTTTGCCTCTACGTCGCTACCCCGAATATGGATGATCGTCATGGCGTTCTTCTGGCCGGGGCGGTTGATGCGGGCGTTGGCCTGCAAGTAAGTCTCGACCGACGTCACGGGTGCGTACCAGATGATTGTGTCTGCTGCCGTAAGGGTAAGCCCATGACTGGCCGCCTGCGGCTGGATAAGCAGCACGTGGGGGCTGCTCCGCGTCTGGAACTCGGTGACGATCTCCCCGCGCCGATGCACCGGCACCTTGCCGTTGATGACCTCGCAGGAGATACCTTCTTTTACCAGCCGGTCGCGCAGCAGTTCGATGGTGTGGGTGAACGGTACGAACACCAGCACCTTGTTCTTGGCTTCTTCGATGACTTCCAACACGGCGTTCAGCCGGTTCGACACATCGAACTCCAGCACGGAACCATCGTCGGTGTACACCGCACCCCCGCTGATCTGGAGCAGCTTGTTCAGTTTGGTCGCCGCGTTCACTGCGCTGACTTCTTCGCCGCCTGCTTCAAAAAGCATCTCGGTTTTAAGCGTCTTGTAGTAGGCCATCTGCATCTTGGTTAGCGGCGCTTCGCGTTCAACGAACGTCACTTCCGGCAAGTCGAGACAGTCCTTCTTCTCAAACCGGATAGCGGGTTGAAGCACCCTGTGGACGGTCTGCTCGGCGTTGGGCCGCGCTGCCCATTTGAACTGGGTTACCTTGTACATCACACTGTCGCGGAAGTGGGTGAAGTACTTCGGGCAGTCGGGGTTGACCAGCTTTGCCAGACCGTAAGCGTCCACAGGGCTTTGTGCTGCTGGCGTACCCGTAAGCATCCATAGGCGTGGGTTCAACGCACCGACAATGCGGTTCAGCACTTTCCAACGGTTGGTCGAGGGGTTCTTGTACGCATTGGCTTCGTCCACCACGATCAGGTCAAAGCCCCCGGCGATGATCTCCTTCTCGACCACGGCCAGACCATCGAAATTGATAGCAACGAACTCGGCCCCCGCCGCGATGATCTTGGCCCGCTGCTTTGCGTTGCCGTGCGCCACGCTGCACGAACGGTGCATAGCGAACTTGAACATGTCCTGTCGCCACGCACTGTCCATAATAGACAAGGGGCAGAGGATTAGCACCCGCCGGATTTCCTTCCGGTTCATCAGATAGTCCGCCGCCCAGATGACGCTGGCGGTCTTACCTGTACCCTGCTCGTTGAAACAGAACGCGCGGTCGTAGAGCGTCAGAAAGCCAGATGTGGTCTTCTGGTGTTCGAACGGCGTCAACCGTCCGGTCCACTTGTAATCCCGCAAGATGGGCGACGGCACGTCCGGTGCCTTCATCGCGGCGAGTAGACGGGCTTCCTTCATCCCCCAGTGGACGGCGACCTTGGCCATGCCGTTGTGGGTTTCCAGCAGCGCAGATTTCTTGATCTGGCTGGTGATTGTTTGGGGGTTTGACGTCCTGACGAGTAGCACCTTGTCGTCGACGATCTGCATCACTTCTTCCTTTTACGTTCCCGGTTGCTCACCTCAGAAACAAGGTTCCTATTGCTGTCCCGCTTGAAGGACCGGTTGGCCGACGCGCTTTCAACACGCAGGCCGGTCTTGTTGCTGCCCCCTTTGTCGAGGGCTTTTACGTGGGCGACGTCCTTGCCATCACCCTTGTGGACCTTCCCGGTCTTCATCAGCTTGGCACGGGCGGCGTTCCGCTCTGTGCGGTTTTTGATCTGCTCCGGCTTGCCCTGATAAGTCTCGTACTCCCGCTTGTAGTTGCGGTCCTTCGGGTTCTTGTACGGCATCGCTCGCTTTCTCCGTAAAACGGTCCATCAGTGTGCATACCACACCAGTAGCAACCGACCTAGCTTCGTACAGCGGAGCATAACTCGACATTACCCAGTCGGTTAGCTTCAGCCCCATTGCGGCTTGCACTTCGTCTGGTACTTCGTTGCTCGTTACTTCCTCCGTGGTCGGTGATGCTCGCAAGCGGTGACGGGGCACCAACCGCACAACGGGCCAGATTTGGGGTTGAACACCCCCGCTTGCATGGCGTCTTCAAGCTGCTCCAACTGGCGGTCGAAGACCCCCATGTAATGGTTCATCTCGGTACGCACGTGCGTCTTCGGTAGAAACTCGTTGCTGACCACGTAGGCCAGCCCCGACTTGACCCGCATAACCTTGGGGAAGTGCGCGAACACCGCCCCAGCCATCAGGTCCAACTGCTTTATATCAGCATACTTGGCGTTCTTGCCAGTCTTATAGTCGACCATGTGGGCATTCCAACCATCAACGATCAATAAGTCGACAATGCCACGGTACCACACGTCTGGGTGAAAGAAGTCACACGGCTTAAAGCCTTGCTCCGTCTTGAGTACACCCAGCTTCAATTCAGTGTGCTTCTCTCCGGGGAACTGTGCCAGCTTCTCCACGACAGGCCGCATGATAGCGTATTTGTCCGGGATAGGAGTGCCATGCTTGATGTAGTGTTCCGCCGCTTCGTGAGCATCGTTACCGTAGATCGACGCTTCGTTACCCGTGTCCTTGACGTCCTTCTCCACTTTGAGGTGGAAGTACTTCTTCGGGCACTGGTCGAAGGTCTTGATGCTGGAGTAGGACCAAGCGGTCATTGTGTCGCCCCTGTTAGCTGCTTCACGGTGTGGCGCACGTCGCGCATCCGGTTCTTCATAACCCTGTAGTCGCTGGGCGATGTCGACATGACGACCACCCGTTCGACGCTGCCCCAAAGCAGATGGACTTTCGTGTGCTTGCTGGTGGGGACGATTATGTACTGCACACCTGTCCCGTGTAGTTCCGCATCCAGCGCGCAAGCCAGTTCCCGGAACCGCTTGTCGGTCATCGCGTGATACCTGCAAGACGGTCAGCGACCAACTTGGCGTAGCCCGCGATGTCCATCCAGCTATCAGCGTAGTCGGGGTCACCGTTAAGGATGCGCCCGATCTTGTGGAAGATCATATCAAGGGCTTCCTGCTGGTCGGCGGCGAGAAGTTTCTGCCGCTGGGAGAGGAACCCATGGGTCATGGTTTTGAACTCTTGGGTGATCTCGGCGTGGGTCACGAACGCGCCGTACAGACTGCCCCGTTCCGTCAGCACCGCGTCGACATCGGTGGGGGTAACAGTGTTAGTGGGTATATTCCCCAGATTGCAGTCGGAACACAGGTAGTTCACTGGTACTCCATGAGTGCAGTCAAACAGTGCTCTGGGTTGGTCGTTCATTGGATGCGTCCCTCCGTGTTCAAGTATGTTTGTAGTGGTTATCACCAGCGAAAACGTGGTTCCTACAGGCACCACAACCTCGTTCCTGCGTAGTCCCTATACAGTCAGAGCGGCTTTCTCGGGGGTTCAGGGAACCCACTGAACCCCCACCCGCATGCTAAAGTATGTTTGTAGTGGTTACCACCAGCCCAAACCGGCTCTTAATCCCACGCAAGATCGCCCCGGCCAGTTTTTCCCCGCCGACGCTGATCTCATCTGCTACCATCGTCGGTTCCGAGGGGTTTTGCAGCGCGTTCTGCGTGTATAGACCACTCCGCAGTACGTTCTGCGCGTTCTGCGCGTCACCTAGGTCATTCCGCGCTGTCTGCGCAGCAAGGTGCTGCTGGGCGGGCAAGATATGGTTCAGGTTGGGGGTCCGGTTGCGGGCGAGTGTTGTTTGCTGCTCGCGCTCCTTGGCGCGGCGCTCTTCACCGTTCAACAGTTCGTCCAGCACCTGCTCATGTATCGCGTTCAGCCGTAGGTTCGAGTAGGCTTCCGCCACCGCTGCAAGGTTTTCACCCGTCGCGGCGGTGTTGATCTTGGATATGAAGTTGGTCCACCGGACAGCCTTGAGGCCGACGAACTCCTCCGGGTGGCTATCCATCCGCTTTATGAGTAGCGTGATAACAGGATGTAGTTCAGCCACTGGTTTCATCCTTCACCATCTCGACGGTTATCTTACACTGAAAGCCATCGTTGAACTTTACCGTACGCACGATTTGGGCCGCTTCGGCGTCCGCAGACAGGTCGGCGCACAAGCAGAGCAACACGTCAGCGGTCACGTCCTTTATCGGAACGACCGGCATCAGGTGCTTCTCATGGGTCAGCCAGATCGTACCGTCCTGCCGCTTCGAGCGTATGTGGAAGTGTTTCGGGTTGAGAACGACCTTAGCCACCGTAGCTGCTCCCCATCTTGCTCTCACAGTTAAGCGGTAAGCCGACCGCCCACTTGGGTTGGGTGCGCATACACTGCTCGACGTAAGCCCGCCCCGCTTCGGCCATAGCGGTCGGAACGAGCGACCCCACGGCGTCGTGGACGGTCATCACGACCCGCTGCTGACGACTGACCATCAGCATCTGTTCCCCTATCACGATACGAGCGAGGGCTTGGCAGACGTTCTCCACCAGCTTCCCGCCGTAGATGCGGGTTGTGAGGCTGGTACGGCCCTTCTTCTGATCGTATACGAACTCCAGACGGTTGGTGTCGGGGTTCTCTTCCGCCCGCAGGTTGGGGTACTTCAGATATAGACCGTTCGGCAGGCGGATACCCATCAGGTTCACCGTGACCACACCGGGCCGACCGAGACTGGTCGTCTGCTGCCCAATCATCGCCATGATGGCCTGCTGGGCTTCCTTCCACAACAAAGGGATCATCGGATAGGTCTCTCGGTATATCGCGATAATACGAGCGCACTCACTTTCGTCAAGCGACACGCCCATCGCTTTAAGCTGCGCGCGAAACTTGATGTGCCCCATGCTGTAACCGGCACCAAGGATGGTGGTCTTACCCACGAACCTCTGGTCGTCCGTCACGTCGCCCACCGCCACACCATAAATCTGGCTGGCCATGATCTTGTATGGGTCGAACTGCATATCCTTCTTAAGCACACCGGCAGCGATTTCATCGTTGTTCTTCTGAAAGAACTCCACAAGGTCAGTCTGTCCGGCCAGCCAAGCCAGCGTCCGCGCTTCGATCTGACTACTGTCGCAGTCGATAAACGTGTATCCCGGAGGCGCTATGATCGCCTTCTTGAGCAGTGATTTGCGCGGTAGGTTTTGCAGGTTCACTTTGTCGTCGCCGCCCCAGCGCCCGGTGTGTGCCGCATAGTAGCGCAAAGGCACGGGTAAGGTGCCGCGCGCCGCGATATTGATGAACCGCTCGGTGCGGGTCTCTTCCAACGTGGACTTCACACCCAACCGCGCAGCGACGATGGCCTGCACGCGCGGGTCTTCGTGGTCGAGCAGCGCCTTGAACCCCTCGTCGGTCTTACCGAATGCCCACGTCAGCTTGCTCGTCTTGACGCTAACCTTCTGCGGTGGGTCCACCCCTAACTGTGTTAGCAGCGCGGCCAGCTTGGGGTTGCTCATCA